CCTGGTGGTGAAGTAAAAGTATTTGACAAAAGGAACAAAGGGGATTATATTAAATTATTAGTTCGGTATATAAAAGAATTTGTATCTCACAATACTAGGACAACGAATGGAGAAGAATGAATTAGAAAAGGTATTAGAATCTAAGTTCTTTTGTCCTGCTCGATTTGCACAAGAGATTGAAGGTCTAGTGCAAGTTAATACAGAAATGAATTACATCGATGCTATCATACATTTTTGTGAACAAAATAGTATTGATTTAGAATCAGTACCTAAACTTATATCTAAACCATTAAAAGAAAAGATAAAGTACGAAGCATCGGAACTTAATTTCCTAAAGCGAAGTTCCCGTGCGAAATTGCCCCTTTGATTCCAAAAAAGTCGAAAAAATATCCCCGTAATTTTTTGACCCTATTACTTTTTTAAAATGATGCCCTTTGACGCATATAGGTGTTATCTTTCTTTGAAGAATCACTTTACGAAAGATCATTATGATTTTCATAAGTATGGTGGTAAGACAAGAGCAACTCACCAAGCTTTCTATAAAAGAAAGGATAGGTTTTGGTTTGAGAAATTTTCAAGACAAAAGAATGATAAAGAAGTTGTAGATTTTTTTGTGTCTAATTTTGTAAGTACTACTGATCCTTCAACGATGTGGATTGGTGAAATGATTAGGGATGGTGAAGATAGATATACTGATTGGAAGAAGAGAGTTCAATCTTTATCATATATTTTTAAAGAAGAAATTAATAATTTATTTGATCATAAGAAAGTAGATGAGGTGTTTGATTGTTCAAGTGGACATCCTCCCATACTTAAAAGTTATTTGGGTGGGGATACCTCACTTGAAACTATGGTGATATGTGATAGAATACTTGGGTATGGAAAAGACTTTGATCATAAACTAAATGACCCCGTGTGGGAAACCGTCAGTCGGAAGATAAAAAAGTATAGTCCTTTCCTAAATATTGATGTACTTCGTTATAAAAAGATACTTAAAGAGACTGTTCTATGACTTTTTTCAATTCTGATGTAGTCCGTGCAGAGATGGCTGAAATACAAGAACTTCAAGAAGAAGTTTATACAAATGTATTTAAGTTTCCAATGATGACAAAAGAAGATCAACGTTACCATATTGATATTCTGGAGAGACTTTGTGAAAAACAGAAAGTCATGTATACTCGTTTGAGTTTATCTGACGATCCTCAAGCAAAACAAATGAAGCAAAATATTATTCAAGGTGCTGCTTCTATGGGACTTCCTAAAGATGTTGATATGAGTATTTTGTTCTCACAAATGGGACAAATGGTTGAGAAGATGAAAGAATCACTTGACATAGACTCTAATGAGTCTTAGAATAACAAAGTACAAACAAGCCAAATCTCAATAAATCCGAGGTAATCCGAATGTCTTTTTCAGACTTAAAAAAACAATCCTCTCTAGGATCTTTAACACAAAAATTGGTTAAAGAAGTGGAGAAGATGAGCACATCAGGTGGTGGTGCTGATGAACGTCTCTGGAAACCAGAGTTAGATAAATCAGGTAACGGTTTTGCTGTTATCAGATTCCTTCCTGCTCCTGATGGTGAAGATCTACCGTGGGCAAAGATGTATTCACATGCATTCCAAGGTCCTGGTGGATGGTATATTGAAAACTCTTTAACCACAACAGGTGGTAAAGATCCTGTTTCAGAATACAATCGTGAATTGTGGAACAGTGGTAACGAAACAGATAAAGATACTGTTCGTAAGCAAAAGCGTAAGCTATCTTATTATGCAAACATATATGTTGTAAAAGATCCTACCAATCCTCAAAATGAGGGTGGAGTATTCCTTTATAAATTTGGTAAGAAGATCTTTGACAAGGTTATGGAAGCAATGCAACCAGAGTTTGAGGATGAAACTCCAATCAATCCTTTTGACTTCTGGCAAGGTGCTAACTTCAAGTTAAAGATTGTTAAGAAGGATGGATTCTGGAACTATGATAAGTCAGAGTTCGATTCAGTTTCACCACTTCTTAAAGATGATGATGCACTTGAAGCATTATGGAAGAAGCAGTATTCTCTTACAGCAATAACTGCACAAGATCAATTCAAATCTTATGAAGATCTTCAGAAGCGTTTGAAGTATGTTCTTGGTCAGAAACCTGCTCGTCGTGTAGATGAAGAGGTGTTTAATGAGGATGATGCTCGTGTACCAGTTGCTTCTTCTAAACCAGACTTCGCTAGTCGTAGGGCAGAAGAAACTGTTACTGCAGCAGTAGGTTCATCATCAGATGAAGATGATGCTCTATCTTACTTCCAGAAGTTAGCAGAGAGTTAAGTATACAGTCTGATATTATCAGCAGTCTTAAGGGTTTCAGTCTTATATTGACTGGAACCTTTTTTATATTCCATTATTTCATCCATATCATCATATATGATATTAAGATATTGTGGTTTAAGTAAAAATATATTTCTCTTTTCATCTTCTATTTTAATTTCATAATCATAATTAGTTATTGGTTTATTTGTTGGGTCAGCAGTGATTTGTTTTTCAAGTATATTGTCATAATATGTTAATGAGAAATTAGAATCTACCCAATTACCTTCTTTAAGAATAATAGAACCTAATGTATCTTTAACTTCTATTGTCTCATAATGATGAGTGTTATTTAATGCTTCATGGGTTTCATACTTATCTAAAAGAAATCTTTCAAAGTTTTCTTGTGACATAGGCCACTCTGATTGAACATTAATAATATTATTACAAGTTAATACTAACCAATCCAATCCAGATTCTTGATAGATTTCCCAAGCAACATTATCTGGTCTATCATCTCCTTTAATCTGATATTTAGTGAAGAATGCTAAGTTTTCAAAGATATCTTCTCTAATAAACCCTCTTTTAAAAAAGTTTTTTACTGTAATATAATCTGATATCTTAGCATTTGGAAGTCTGCTAACATAATTAAAGTTTGGTATGTTGTTAAAGTAATCTGACATTTTAGAAACCTATTGATGCATCATTATCTTGTGGATATTCATCATTAAATATTGGTTCAAGTTCTTTGAATCCTAATTGTATATTATATGATGACATTATACCATCTTCATATGTAGAGTATTGTGCTTCTCCATATGTTACTCCACAACTTTGTAATGCACATTCTTTAAATTTATTTAAGTACTTATGTTCTGTAGCTTCACCTTGTAGATACTGAAGTTTAAATGTATGAGGACTTTTAAGAAATAATCTTGATTTACTTCTTATTGCTGCCATTCCTTGCTTAAAAAATCTAATAATTTTTATTACTTCTTTTCCTTCTTCTTCACTTCTGGGTGCTAATTTAAATTGAAAAGTAAAATCTCTAAGAGATGGTCCTTGGAATAATAATTCCATATTAGGATTTAATATTTGTCCAGTAGTTCTTTTTAAGAATTGACCACCAGTTCCTGATGCAGCACCTGCAAGAAGATTAGCAACCCCTTCTTTAACACCTGCATTATTTTTGAGAGTATTTGCAATATCTCCTGCAGAATCTGTTAAACCTTTATCACCTTCCATTATTGTCTTAAGTGCAATTTTTCCTTTTGCAAGAGCAATTGGATCCATATCTTCACTGTTCCAAGATACACTATTTCCATCAGAAATACCACCAGGAATTGGAAGAAGAACAGATCCTATTGATCTTCTATCAATATTTCTATCAGTAAAAGTAATACCAGCATCACCTGTAGCAACATCTTTTGGTTCATACTTCATCATTGTAAATTTAATTACATCTTGAAGATCTTTTCTTAAGGTTTTTGGATAAACAAGATTTGGAAAAGAATTTCTTGTTCCTTTTTCTGCTACTGATGCACTTGTAAGTGCTGCTTTACTATTAGTTAAATTTTCTTCTGCAGTTTTTGCATTATTTTTTTTAACAAGATCGTTTGTTTCTGTTATTGCAGATTCAGGCGATTCTGGATTTTCTGTATTTAATTTTTCTTTTAATACTGTTTTAGTTGCTTGGTCATTGATTAATTGCAATCCTTCATTATTTGAAAATGCATTTATCTCTTCTGCTTTAGCACCACTTGCACCTTCAAATTTTCCAGAAGCACCAACACTTCCTACTAAAGTATCACTACCAAAGTTTTCATTATATATTTTCTTTTCACCAGTCTTTTTATCAACTAGTACAAAATATTTTTCATTATTACTTTTTGTTCCCTTTAAACCAGGAACAGGGAATCTATTTTTTTGATTATCAGATCCGTAATGTCCTGCAAGGGTCGTCATCTAAATACAAACTTTTTATTTATTTAGTTAAAAACTTGGCATAAGGTATTGCAAGTAGGTCATCAAGTTCTTCATAGTCTACAATATATAACTGACCTGCAAGTTCATCCCATGTATAATTCCTTGATGTTCTCCAATGAAAGTTAAGACCTTTGAATCCCCATCGTTGTAAATCTGTACAGGCAATCAATGGGTGTTGATCATATTGTATGCGAGGGGTCTTTGCATTATAAACAAACGTATAAAACTTTCCTACCTCTGGGATGGGTGATACAGTATCTTTAAGAGCATCCATAATCATTAACATCAGATCTTCTGGATCATTTGTTGTTTCTAATTCATCTTTGATTGCTTCTATTCTATTTGAGGGTGTGTCATCAAACCCAAAATCTTCCTGCTCTCTGGCAGCATCTCTTTCTCTTCTTTGTTTAAGTGTCTTTCTTGGCATTACTTAATACCTAATTCTTTTTCAGTGATGATTTTAAATTCAATTCTTCTATCATCACAAAATTCTTTTGCTGCTTTCCACTTTGCTTGGTTAACTGCAAAGGTTGTGCATTCATATATGTAGGACTTGGTTACTCTTTTTCTTTTCGTTGGTGGTACTGTTTGTTTTTTTGGTTTCACTTCAAT